CGTGGATTTGGGCTACCCAGCCCGGCGGGAGGAATTCTTCGTAGCCGTTGAGCGCGAAGAAACGGAACTCTCGGACGCTCTCAGAGTCTTGGCACCAGCACTGTCCGGGGAGGGGACTTTTCCCTGTTCTTCTTCTTCTTTCGCTTTCGCCTGCTCGACTGCGTCGCTGATTATTGCGCTACGGCTGGATTTTAGACGCCGATCTTTTTTGTTTAGGTCTTCAACTTTTTGATCCACCCACCTCATCAAATCGGCCTCCATCGAAATGGAAAATTTCTTCACTTTTTCTGAATCACTCATGCCTTACTGGTAATACCAAGTATTACAAAAAGCAAATTCAGAAAAAAATATTTTCACCCGCCGCGCTTTTGTCCATGCGGGTGTCAATAGAAAAGTGAATTTAAGTAGAACACCCCATTGACGATTTTTATTGCCGCTCGGTGCGACCAGTAATAGTTGGTATGACCATGCGCACCGCATATGACAAAACCAGCGTAAGTCTCCCGACTGACCTCTTGGGGTTTCTTCGGGAAAAAAGTGAAAAGATTGGAACCCCTGTGAGCCGCCTCATAGCGGCAGCAGTTCGCCAGCAAATGGACTCGGAAAAGCGGAGGGCGAAGAAATGAACCTTTCCGAGACTTTCATAGACATGGACGAGGCGAAGCGCCTCTCGGGTTTTTCTTCCCGATCGATCCGCGACTACATCAAGCGCGGTGAGTTCGCCGCCACGATGCCACGGGGCCGGTGCGGTGGCTGGCACATCGTTAGGGAATCCTTCCTCGACTGGTGGGGTTATCGCAACGCGAGCACGGCGAACCGCACGACGATCCCAGCACGCAAAAGGAGGGCCGCGTAATGGACTACGACACGACGCTCCGCTGTATCGGTTACGCAATCGACTTTTTCCAAATCCTCACCCTGCCGCTCATTTTGGCCGCGCTCACCTGGAGGCTCGCACGATGAAAAAGCGACTCTGGCACTGCGAGGGCTTGAATTTCCTCAGGCACAGGGTGGGGGAGTATTTCTGGGCGTTTTCGGCCTTCGAGGCTCGGGAGCGGTTTGCTCAACAATTCGGCGGCGTCCCGAGCCGTGTGGAGGTCGTGCGATGAGCTATTACCTTATCGAAACCGAGAGCCTGGACGGCAGCATGAAAGAAGTGCGCGGACCTTTCGACACGAGGGCCGCAGCAGAAGCCGGCATCCGACGGGACTTTGAGGAGTGCTGGAATCAAAGCGAAATCTCACTTGATGACCGTGACGATGACTGGTCAGGAACCTGGCTCATCGTTGAGCAGGTCGCCGAGGTGAAGCCGGTGGCGAAGACGACGCTTAAAGTCGTGCTTCAGGAGGTGAAGGAATGAGCCGCTGGATCCCCGCAACGGTGGAGCTGCCGGACTCAGACACCGATGTCATTGTCGCGGCTGAGGACGGCCATGTGGAGGCTGGGTTTCACGACGGCCGCGTCTGGAGGTGGCTGAATGCCTGCCGGATCGACATCGATGTCACGCATTGGATGCCGTTCCCAAATCCACCGGAGGGCGCCCGATGAGCGCGTGGGAAGCTGTCCTTCTCTCCTCCATCGCCTTCGGCTCGATGTGGGCTTGCTACGCGATCGGATTCCGTGACGGGCGCATGACGGAGCGCAGGAGACAAGAGCGTTACTACCGCCGCGAGGAGTTCGGGCGCGATTGGGACAACGACGAGGATTTCGACTGATTTTGCCTCGCTAGGTCCCAAGGGGACCGCAGGGGCCAAGGGGGGCAGCGCATCCCAAAAAACGCTGACCAACAACAAACAAACAAAAGAGTGATGAAAATTGTAAAAGGAAAACAACAACGGCCACAACGGGTGGTCATTTACGGGGTGGAGAGCGTCGGCAAGACGACCTTTGCCAGCAAATTCCCTTCTCCCTTGTTTTTAGACATCGAGGGCGGGGCAAACAATGTTGGGGCTGACCGAATCGAAATAGAAAAGCGGGATAAATCAATTCCTTTTGGGCATCATTCAAACAAGCCTTGGAATGAGTTAGTTGCCTGCATTCAAAAGTATTCAGACAGCCAAGAATATAACACTTTTGTTATTGATTCTATTGATTGGGCTGAGCGTCTTGCGGCTAGTGCCATTTGCTACGAACAAAAAAAACAAAGCCTCGAAGAATTTGGCTATGGAAAAGGTTATGTAATTTTAGCAGAAAGAATCAGCCATTTTCTTAACCTCTTAGATTCGCTGATTGATGGCGGGAAACATGTTGTTTTTATTGCTCACAGCATAGTCAGAAAAGTTGAACCTCCAGACATTCTCGCCGCGTATGACCGCTACGAGCTCAAATTAGAAAAGAAAACAGCTCCACTGGTTAAAGAGTGGGCCGACGAGTTGTGGTTTTTTAGGTTTAAAACGAAAGCCGTTTCTCAGGAGGGTGGCAAAGCCAAGGGGATAGGTGGCAAGGAGCGCATCATCTTGACTACCCACTCGGCGGCCTACGACGCGAAGACCCGCTCGGGCCTCGCCGAGGAGTTGCCTATGGAGTGGGAATCCGTAGCGCATGTGTTCGGGAAACCTGCACCCAAAACCTCGGCGCCTGCCGTGGAGATCATTGGCCGGGAGTCGGTGGCCGTCCTCGAGGACAACGAGGAAGTCGTCAACCTTTTCCTCGTCAGCAACGGTTCCATCGCCGAGGGCCAGACATGGCGCGATGCCAGTGAAAAACTGCGCCAGCAGATCGTGGCGAGGCCTGCCGCCCTTGTCGCTAAAGCCAAAGCACAAATGGAGGTCGCAGCGTGAAGGGTTTAACCACAGAGGACACAGATGGCACGGAGAAGAGAGCAAAAAAACACCCAAGACAATTTCGAGTATCTAAAGATTTAGACCGTTTACTTAGAATTTATGAAGTGTCGATATACAGTGAGGGGCCAGGGGGATACTTTCAAAGAACACTGCAGGATTTAATAGTAGAAGCTGCAATTTTAGACGCTGAAGAAGAGAGTAGATTAAAGGCTGAAGAAGATAGCGGAGAATTAAAGGAGGGCGGGAAATGATTGCCAAGGAAATCTCCCCTTCCTCCCTGCCGAAGCTCGCCGAATGCGCCCTGTTTACGGGCGCACCCGGCACCAGCCCGGCAGCGGAGCGTGGCACGCTACTGGATCGGGCGATCAGGGAGCTTTTGGTTTATGATCCGACGACTTACGACGCGCTGACCGCCGAGGATCAGGCGGTGGCTCGGTGGGGCGTGGATGAACTTCGGACGCTCTCCGGTGGCTACCATGTCGAGACCCGAGAGGAATATCTCGGCATGGAGGTTCCGGGCCTTTCCAAACCCGGAACGGCCGACGCGGTATGCGTTCGCGCTCAGTGGGTGGCGGACATCAAGACCGGCCAAGTCCGCAACTACCGCCAGCAGCTCGCGGCCTACGCGCTGGCCTGTATGGTCGAGCATTTCGCCAATTCGTGGACGGCGCATGTGATCTATGTCGATCAGCGACTCCGCCGCACCTACGATTTCACCCGCGACCAGGCGGAAGCCACGGTTTCAAACCTCATCGCCGAGGCCAGCAGCCGGTTAGCGGAGCCGACGCCTAATGAATACTGCGGCTGGTGTGCTCATCAAAACGGGTGCCGAGCCTTGGTGCGTCAATCGACCGAGGCGCTGGCATTAGTCAAGTCCGACCTTTGTCTTACCGACATCCGCGACCAAATCCTCGCCAATCCGGTCGAGCTGTCCGCCTTCGCCGCGAACTGGAAACTCGCCGAGAAGCAGATCGCCGAGCCGGTCATCGATGCTCTGAAGGAACGCCTTGCCGCTGGCGAGGACATCCCCGGCTGGAAGGTCACGACCGGCGCGGGGCGGCAGTTCGTGGAGGCCGATGCCATCGCTCGGGCCTCCGCCAATGTCAGCAAAGAGACGCTCATCCTCGCCCTCGGCGGGAAGATGAGCGCCGAGAAATTTCGCCAGTTCTGCGCCGATGCCGGTGTGGAAGTGGATGAGTCAGCGGTGAAAGCAGGGTCACCGATAAACACCCTGCGCCAAATCAAAAACAAAAAATAACATGCCTACCTACAAACAACAAGAACCCCAAGCGCCACAGATCACGCCCGGGAAACACAAGGTCGAGATCGAGGGCGCGGAACTCAAGATCAGCGACCGCACCGGAAACGAATACATCCGCCTTAAGTGCCGGGTGAAACTCCCTGACGGCAGCAACGGCGGGACGATCTACGACAACATGGTTTTCACGGTCAAGTCAGCTTGGAAGATCGACCAAATCCGCGAGGCGCTGGGCTTTGCCATCATCCCAAACGAGGACGCAAGCGTGGAGCCAGAGCACCTCGTCGGGCGCACCGGCACGGTGATCGTGGAGCTTAATGACGACACAGGATACCACGAGATCGACAGCTGGGTTTCTCCCAAATCCTCGGCCCCCGCGCCGAAGGCCAAACCCGCCAAAGAGACGGACGACATCCCGTTTTGAGCCAATCGGTAAGCCGTGAGTGCCAGCCGGTGCGGGTCACGCGAAGTGGCCGAAGTCTGAACGGACACAAACGGATGGCCCAAAATGTTTTCAACCGCCTCCCTCTCTAGGGCGGCCGCAAACCACGGACAGAGAGCCGGGGCGCGACGGATACGCGCACGAATTTTTAACCCATGACCCAAGACCTCTCCCTCCGCCTCTCTATCTGTCTGAACGACTGCCCGATCGGGCCGCGCATCGAGCGCGGGGAGCCGCTGCCGAACTATCGGCACACCTACGCGCTGGGAGAACAGGCGGAAGCGGAGGCGGACATGGAGCGCGTGCGGAAATACATCGAGCGGAATGCAAACACTATGAAGGGAAAGAAATAACATGGCCGGAGAATGGATTAAGGTAGAGAACCACCTGCACGAGAAGGTCGAGGTCGCGGCCATAGCCGACCACACCGGATTAGACCTGGATGCGGTGGTCGGGAAGCTCGTGAAAGTGTGGGCTTGGGCGTCACGGAATTGTCACGGTGACGGCGTGACAAGTGTCACAGCACTGCGTGTCATTCGTGAAATCACACGCGTCGACAACTTCGACGAAGCCCTCTCAAATTGTGGCTGGATTCGCATCAAAGGCGACAAAATCGAGTTCACGAACTTCGACCGACACAATAGCCAAACTGCTAAAGAGCGAGCACTTGCGACACAAAGAAAGTGGAAGCAACGCGGTCACGAAGCTGTCACGAAAATGTCACGCCCTCACCGTGACAAAAACGGGACTAGAGAAGAGAAGAATAAAGAGCGGTCTTGCGACCGCTTCCTCCCTACCTGCGTATGACAACACTCCCCAAGATTATCCCGATGCTCCCAAGCGTCCCACTCAACGAAACCGCCGAGAAGGCCGCGATCTCCTGCATCCTGCAAAACTTCGAATGCCTGAGAGTCATGTCCTGGCCCGAGGAGTTGTTTTTTAGCGAAGCGCACAAAATCATCCTGACCACGGCGAAGGAACTCGCCGAGACCGGCATGGCGACCGACCCGTTCGCGGTGCAGTCGCGGCTGGAAGCCAAGGGCCAACTCGACGCGGTAGGCGGGATGCACGGCTTCACCGAGCTGATGGACTTCATGCCAACGGGCGACGCCAAGACGGCGGCATGGCACCGGAGCGCACTGATGGACGCGGCAAGGTATCGCCGGGCATTGTCGGCGGTGCGTGAGGCCGAGGGGGCGTTTCTTCGGCAGGAGGGGGACATCGCGAGCGTGTCGCTGGCTCTCTCCGAAGCAGCGATGATGGTGGACCGCCCGAGGGTTTCGACGAAAGACCTCCTGCTCAAACTGACGGAGGAACTCGAAAACCACAAACCGGCGGAGGCATTTGGCACCGGCATCGATCGTCTGGACCGCTGGACGAATGGCGGCGTGAAGCGTGGCGAACTCCTGACGATCGGCGCGCCGACCTCGGGCGGTAAGTCGATCCTGCTCCTCCAGATGGCAGTGCAGGCGGTCCTCGCTGGCAAAAAGGTGGCGGTCTTCAGCCTCGAAATGCCAGCGACCCAAGTGCTGGCGCGCATGGTCTCGCACTTGGCGGGCTTTAATGTCG